CCCCAGTTCTTGTAGCCGGCACCTCAACCGCGCGTTTTCTTCACGCAACGCATCCAGCTCCGCCGCTTCCTTCATCTGCTTTGCGTCTAACTCCGCCAACGCTTTCCACAACCCCGACGGACGCGCGGTATAAGTCATGACGCCGCCAATCTCCGCCGCGACCGGGCCGACAACCCATCAGCCAACGACACCGGTTCAACCGGATCCTGATGGGCTACAGACGGGCCACCCGAAAGCCACTGCTCAATATGGGCGTCGGTCATCACCCACACACTCCGCGACAGCTGCTTCCCCGGAATCTCGCCCTTCTTGAGTCGGCGCTTCATCCACCGAACCCGGTCCTTCATGTGAGGCAGGTACTTATCCGCTACCTGCTCCACGGGGTATGCCTCGATCATTTGGTTCCCCCTTTCGGTTTCGACTCGTACAAAGGCTTTTTCGGACGCGGGAAATGCTGAACCTGCGGCCTCGGGCGTGATCGACTCCATCACGCCGCGCCAATCACGCCGACGTTCCACCAGGGATCAACACGCTTTCCGTTTCCCCGGTTGTAGAAGATGATCATTGCGTGCGCAAAGCACTGCGAGCCAGGGTTTCCGGTGGTATCGCGCCACCGTCGCGCTTCGCGGCGAAGATCAACGATCCCCGTCTTCTTCAGGCGCATCACAAGCTTGTCTTCGTCGATGCTGTCGCCGTAGCGATCTTTGATCAGGGCGAGTGCGGCGATCGGGTCGCGCTGAAAACCGTCATACCCGTACGCGTCTCGAATCACCCTGAGTGAGAATGCGAGCGACCCTGGCCCGGACTTGTTGTATGTGTTAATCAGGGCTGTGACGCAACTGATCTCTTCGAGCTCCTTGCTGGGTCCGATGACAAGGCCTGTCGCGCGGGCGATTCGGTCAATGTCTGTTTCAACTGGACGGCCGGCTGTCAGAGCCACTTTGAACTTTGACATCGGGGTTTGCGCCTTGACCGAGTTGAGCCTCAGGAATAGGTCGGCCTCGTCGGCCGCGGTGAGTCCGTCGTAGATGTGGCACTGCACCTGCTGGTCGCTGCCGAGCCATTGAATTGCGGCTGCCCGTCGGTGTTGCCCGTCGACGACGTAGTACCAGCCGTCGCGGCGGGAGACGTGGAGCATTCCCATGACATCTGGGTTGAATTCGGCTGTGAGTCGATCGACCCACGCCTGGTTTAGTGCTCGTTGCGCGACGGGGCTGATTTTCATCTCGTCGAGGCGGACCCAGCCGATCCGCGATGTGAATTCGATGCGTTCAGGCTTGGACATGGCGGTTGATCTCCTTGAGGTGCTTGTTGATCAGTGCCCATGAGTCGCGGGCTTGTTTGGTGAGTTCGGCGAGGTCGTCTGGTGCGACAGCTCCGGCGGTGATCCATTTGATGTTTTCTGCGGATGCTGCGAGGGTGCCGGTGATTTCGGCAAGGAATTCGGTGGGCGTGTTTTTGAACGGCCACTTTGGCGCGGGTGGCGGCTGCATGTCGGCGTCGATGAGCGGATCATCCGCGTTGATCGGTTCCTTGCGCTGAGCTTTGGCTTTCGCCTTCCGCGCCACGTTGGCGCGCGACAGGTTTCCCTCAGCCCTCGCTTCGGCGAGAGCTTCCTCGAACGCCTCATCCGAAACGTTGTCGGTCATGCCGTATATGCCGGTGCCGGGATCGTTACCACCGCCATGCAGCTCTGCGCGGGTGGCGAGATCGTGCGGAGAAATCAAATCACTCTTAGATGATCCTGATTTACGGTCCCCGCCAACTCCAGCCACCTCCCCCCGCTCTTGCCCTTCACGAATCGCAACACCAAGGCCACGTTCGGCGCGGCGCACGAACTCGTCGGCGTGCAGTCGCATGTCCTTGCCCATCCGCAGCTGCTTGACGATTTCCTGAATGGTCGCGGCCTTCCGCTTCGCCTCGGCGATACCCGGAAGATCCTGCGCCGCAATCGCAACCAGCAACCCAGCATGCGAATGCACCAACAACTCGGTGACGTGATCCACCTGCTGCTCAGGCGTCATCCGCGACATCGCGGCCAACTTCTCGTCCCGCGACGGCGGCAGAACATCGAGCACCCGGCCGGCGTTGCGCTCCCGGCGGCGGCTGGTAGGTGGCTCCTCCACCACCTCGCCCTCAATCACAGTCACGACTCCTCCTTCTCCCGCATCGCATTTCGGAGGATCGTCAACTGATCAATCAAGCCGGTCAGCTCCTCAACATCCAAAAGAATGTCCCCGTCACTGCGGTAACCGTCACCAACATTCAGGTAAAGCAACTCAGTCCCGTCGTCGCCCACACCCAACCCGACAGTCACACCGCCGCAAGGATTCTTGATCAGACGCCGAGGATCGGAATAGAACGAGAAGCGACAAAATGGGGAAGTCACGCCGCCACCTCCCGCGCGATCCATCAGAAACGGCATCCCCGCCTGCGTGATCGTTGTGAGGTCTTCGCTTGCGACGCTGCGGTTCTCATCCGCGTGCGCAGCTTCAGCCGCGCGATGCAGATGCGAGAGGTCCGTCATATCGAGTGCGACGATGTACACCTGGCCGTCACGCCCTGCCACCGTGGCGTACACGCCTTCACCGGGCACTGGCTCGTAGCAGTACACGGTGCCGTCCAGCACATTCGCCTGCCTTGCGGTGTCCTTACTGAAAGTCGTCATGGCTACACCAGCACCCCGGCGAGCTTCCGAATTGCCTGCGCCCCAGGAGGTGTCACATACAAGGTCTGTCTGACCTGATTGTTGTGATGACGGGGAGCGTTGTGCTGCGGGATTAGACGGAAGTGGTGTTTCCAGTCGGCATAGGCCCGCCACTCGTACTCATCCACCAGCTTCCCGGCCTTCCGTGAGAATCGGCGGCCGATGAACTTGCGGTAGATGCGCTTCTTCTCGACCAGCAGTTCCCGCAGCTCGGTTTCCTTCATGTTGATCTGGTTTGCGAGGGTGCGGAATGTCAGGCAGTCGTCGGGGGACACGAAGTCATCGACGTACTCAGCTTTCGGTTCCAGCTCGCGCGCATAGGCTTCAGCGGCCTCGCGGGCTTCGACTTCACGCGCGTAGGCGCGGAGCGCTTCGGGGAGCGTCTTGGGCACCTGAGCGTCGAGGGAGTAGCTGCCGGTCTTGCGGATTGCAGGCAGCACCTCGCCGGTGATCCAGCGGCGAAACTTGACGGCCTCTGGCTTGTCGGAGCGGATGACGACCTCGTACATGCCCGACTCGGACACGATGGTCGCCTGCTGCGTACGACCGAGGCTGTCGGAGATGGGGTACGTCTGGCGTACCCCATCGTCGAGACGATCGGTGATTTGCGACGCACCGCGCGCCATCCCGAGGACCTTGCACAGGTCTGCCAGGACGAACCACGGGTCGCCGTCGATCACCACGACACGGACCGCTGCGTCACCGTAAGCGAACGGCACCAGCGCGGTGTTGGCACCGTTGGTATGATCAAGTTCTGACATTCCTTCTTCCTTTGGTTGTCGGTTGAACCCCCGCCCCGGCAGGCGGGGGTTTTCTTATGCGGCGGGTTAGGCGACCCGCTTCGGCCGGGTCTTGCGGGGATCGTCGAAGAGGTCGTGGAACTCCAGGTCCCACGTGTCGAGCAGTGCGTTAACAAAGTCGGGTCCGGGACGCGCGTGTCCGTTCATGACACGCCATACCGTGCTCTTGTTGACCTTCATGTCGCGGGCGAGTGCCGCGTAGTCGGGTATTCCACGCTTCTTCATCTCCCGTTTGACGCGCCCCGTCTTGATCGCGAAACCGCGAGTCATGGCGTCCTCCAGGTTTGAGTTTCTGATTGGGAACCGGTTTCCGTCCGGCAACTCAGAATGTACCCCTTGGGTTGCCGACACGCAACCCGTTTCCGTCCGGCAACTTTGCGCGGATTTTTCAGAGGCCGTCTCCGCTAGATGTGGCGGATGACGTGCCGAACTACAACCGTGGGATTTTGACGCAACCCCAGTTGCCTCCGCGCAACCAGTAGGGTTGCGGCAACAATGCGTCTACGCTGCTGATATGCCCAACGAAGAGTTGATGAAGTGGATCGACAAACGCATCGCCGAAGCCAACACAACCGCCGCGTCCATAGCTGACAAGGCGGGCATCAACAAGTCCACGATCACCAAGTGGCGCGGCGGCTCGCAGCCGCGCCCAGGGGACCTGCGGATGGTCGCGAATGCGCTGGGAGCACCTGTGCTAGAGGCGTTCCTAGTGGCCGGCTACCTCAAGCCGGGAGATACCCGCAAGGTCGTTCAGGTAGATCGACCGCTTGACCAGAGGTCCGACGAGGAGCTGGTCGCAGAAGTAAACCGCCGATTAAAGGAGGCACGAGATGTCATGGAAGCTCAGACGGAGAAGAGAACACCGCGCGAAGCGCGTCAAGACAAGGAGGAAGACCTAGGCGCCAGGTCCGGCGAGTCGCCGCAACCGCGCCAGCCTAGGGCCAGCGAAACAGGCCCTGCGATCCACGCCCACATCGCCAGGAGCGTCCGGGCGCGTCAACGCCGCAAGGACTAGGCGCGCCCGGTCCAGCGACCACATTGTTGGCGGGCACTCATCCATCGCGTTCAAAATCCGCACCAACAGAGTGTCGAGATCGTCATCAAACATGGGCTGCACCTACCGAAATCACCAGCACCGGTCACCCCTCGCAACCGGATGCGTAGACGCTAACGGATCGTTGCCAAGATCGACACACGAAGCCCACAAATGGGAATATCACGATTAGATAACCGACAGTGCGTCACGTTTGCCAGCCCCTCACCAGAAAGCGCACACATCCATGAACAACAACACCAACGCAGTCTCGCTGGGAAAAGTGATGGCCGCCGCGCTCGGCGTCCTCGTCCTTGTCGCCCTCGTCTCCGCCCGTGGCGACAAGGACGACGACGCCACAACGCAACCCGCCACAACGTCAACCACCACCACAGCGCGCGTGAACCCGTATCGGACCATCCCCGGCGACGGCTACCACAACATGGGCGGCGCCGACGGATACGACTGGGGCACCTACACCGCCACCATCCCGCCCAGCTCCCCCGGCTGCACCTGGGCCATCGTCAGCGTCTCCGAGTATCGCGGCGGCGAAACACTCCGCGAAGGTGAAGCATCATCCGGCACCGTCCGCGCGAACATCCAACCCGACGGGGTGGCGTCGTGGACCGGCACCATCAACGGCGACCACCGCATCATGTTCCGCACAAGCGGCTGCGGAGCCTGGACTATGACCGAGTGAGGTCCGCAAACACAAAAAGGCGCCCTACCAGGATCTAGATCCCCTGGTAGGGCGCATCTGGGTCTTAAAAGTCCCCCAACAATCCGTCCATAAACTCCGCCGCCACCCGCGAACTCGTCCGATCCACATCCGTGTACGTGTCCACCGTGATCTGAATCGACTCATGACCCAGCTGGCGAGACACAATCGTCACCGGTGTCCCGCCCGTTAGCTGCCACGACGCATACGTGTGCCGCAAATCGTGCGGAGTAGGCCGCGGAACCAGACCAGCCTTCTCCACAGCCGGATTCCACACCCTACGCAGAAACCCCGGATACCTGACCGGTCCACCATCGGTATTGACGAAAACAAACTCGTTCGACAAGTCCAGCCGCTCCAACAGCCTGGCCGGCACATCCACCGTGCGGCGGGACCGTTTCGTCTTCGGCGGCCCCAACACATACCCGGCCGACGAGTACTTCCACGCCTGCCGCACCCTGATCGTGGACGTCTCCAAATCCACATGCTTAGGCTGCAGGGCCGATACCTCACCCCACCGCAAACCGGTCGACACCATGAACTGAACCATCAGCTTCCAGTGCGGGGTAACCGCGTCGCGGAGCCGGTCGAACTCGGCGTGGGTGAGCATGCGGATCTCGTCGTCGTCCTCAGCGTCTCCGCGGGGAAGGCGGCGGCCCGACGCAGGGTTGGTGGACAAGTATCGGGGGACGGCGGCGTTCAGTGCCCCCGATAGGAACCCGTATTTGTTGCGGAGGGTTTTCGGGGCGTGCCCGTTGCCGTCGCGGCCGCCGGTGGTTTCCATGACCTTCACCCAGCGGGCGATGTCCTCTTCGGAGAGCTTCGACAAGGGGATGTCGCCGAGGTTCGGTTTGATGTCGTTGGCAAGGTACTGCTCGTACTTGTCGATCGTGTACTGCTCGACGCCGGTGAGGTGGTCGATGTGGTGCCGGATCCATTCGGCGACGGTCAGCTCGGACTTGGTTCCTCGCGGTGTGGGGTTGATGCCGTGCATCTCCAGGGCGCGTGCAGCACCGTGAGCGTCCACTGCGGCGGCGAAGGCGTCTGCTGCTTTGCGATTGTCGAAGGTGAGTGCGCCTTGTGCGCTTCCTCTGCCGCCGAACCGGTAGGAGACCAGGTAGGCGGTGGTTCCGTCTTTGCGGACCCGTTCACGCACTGATGCCATACCCGGATTCTATCCGTTGTGATGTCATCGGTGCTGTCAGATTCTGGGCGATTCGCTGACCTGCGGTTTTGGGTGGAGCTAAGGGGATTCGAACCCCTTCGTATCGTGGGGAAATGGGCGTTTACCTGCGAAAAAACACCCGTGTGGTTCTGTTCCGACCTTTTTAGACCTGTAGCGACCTGGGAAAACCTGGAGCCGTGTTGTCAGTGACAACACGGACAACACGGTCCCCTGAATAGACATGAAGAAAGCCGCCCCCTTGCACCGGAGAGTGTGCAAGGGGGCGGCTTGCCTTCACAATCCGAAGATTAAGCCAGGACGTAAACCAGCAGCGCGACGATCATCCCCGCCACGACCGCCAGCCACACCGACCGCCACAACTCCAACTGCGGATCACTCACCAGACGACTCATCCCAATAACGGTTCACCAAACCATCTGTGACATACCCCGCCTGACCTATAGGTGTGATCACAGTCGTAGCACCCAAGTCCATGCGGTCGCCGTCGATGCGTTCCAACCCGACGACCACCACATAGTGGGCCACCTGCCAACCGTCGCCCATCGCGTCCAGGCTGGCTTGGATCGCGCCGCGAACAGGATCAGCAGACATCACGACGAACCCACGCCTTGATCGCGTCCCACAGGAATCCCACCGTCACACCGTGATCGAGGAACGTACACACACGAATGTTCACGTCACACCCCCCGCACAACGCTCATGCGCTCAGGCTCAATGGACAACCGCGAATGCGCGCCGCAGCTGGTGCAGCGGCGCATCGTGTAGGTCAGCACGTTCGCCACATATCGGCGCGGAATCAACACGGTTTCACTGCCGCACCGGTTACACACCGTCAGCTTGTCCTCGCCGTCCACAAACAGCGCCGGATGATTCTTGATGTGCGGCCTCAGGAAGTCGTACAACCCCTGCGTGGCAATGACGTCACCAGCACAGTAGGCGATGAGACGTTCCCGGTCCACGGCGCTCTTCTCCGTCACGGCGCGTTCCATCGCAAACCGGTCGTAGCGATCAGTTTTCGCAGACAGCCCGACGATCTGGCAGAACGCATCCAACCCTTTGAACGGCGCCCCGGATTTGAACTCACGGCGCAACACCTTCAGCGTGTCCACCGTTTTGAACGGCGGCAGCGGCGGCAACCCAGCCTCGATGTGCAGGTCGCCTTTCAGCCACGGCACATCCGCCTCGTCGATGTAGTGCCCGACAACAATGTCAGCCTGTGACAGCAGATTATGCACGCGCCGCAGGAACCGTTTGCGGCCACCACTGTCCCATTCCGCGAGTTGAATGACCTCGGCGTCGTGGTACCACTTGGCGCACACGATCGTGGTGCGCGGCATTCGGGTCACCGTCTCGTACTGCACATACCGGTTCTTCAGGTCGCCCCTGTCCCACCAGTACTGTTCGGTGATGCCGGGGAGCCGTTCGACGTCGAGGATCAGAATTTTGTTGCGCACACCCTCGGATATGCGGACCTGACGTAGGTCGCTAGTCAGGGACATGATGGTTCCTCGCGTGGTGCCGCCACGATTGCGGATTCATGTCGGGCATGCCGTGTTTGATGAGTACTCGCAGCACGTCGGTGAACTGAACCTCACCGCGTTTGGCGGACTCCACCGCCGTGTTTATCTCTGCGCGTTCCTGTTTCGACCGGGCGCCCGCCCAGTCGCATGCGGGGCATGTGCGGGGTTGCAGGCCCGCGAGATCGGCCAGTAGTGACATTCGTGCGCCCTTCTTTCCTGGTGGTTACCGGTCGCGGCGTTTGTCGCCTTCGATTCGTTCCAGTCGTTCTGTTCGCAGCTCCTCCCGCAGTCCGCTGATGTCGCGTTGGATCTGTTTGAAGCCGTCGCGCACCAGATCGCGTATCTCGTCGAGGTCGTCACGCATGTTGGTGTTATGGGTGTTGACGGTCTGCTCGTGAATCTCATAGGTTTTCGCGTCGATCTGGCGTGCGCGCTCCCGGCCTTTGCGCTGTCCCCGAACGGTGAGTACGCCGACGATCCCTGTTCCGATGGCGGCGATGGTGGAGGGCAGTCCGATGATGAGCAGTCCTATCAGGTCGATACCGTCGTCAGGCTGGTACGCGGCGTCCACCGCTTCGCGCACCGATTCCCAGATCATGCGGTGGTGACCGCTCTAGTGGCCGACGCCGTTCCGGGGTTTCCGCGGCGTTCGGCGCCGATCGACATCAGCAGTGATACGACGGCCGCGCCGCCGGACACGGACAGCACCGATATCCAGTCGGTGGTCATCAGGTCGACTGCCCCGGCGCCGAGGGTGGCGATCGCGGTTTGGGCGAATGTGCGTATGGCCCGCTCGGCGGCGTCGATCCAGAATGAACGTGTCAGCATGGGTGCCTCCTATGTGCGTAGGTAGTCGATGGCGGGCTGGGGGTTGTAGTCCACGTGCGGGCCGGTGCGTTTCGCGAAGAACATGCCGGCGTCGAGGATCGCCCGGGTGATCGCGATCGTTTCCGGCAGCGGGGCTTGCGCGAGTTCGATCACTTGGGCCAGCAGTGAATCGGGGCCGGTGAACAGGTCGAGGTCGCGCACGATCTGCCAGATGGCGTTTCGGACCTCTTGTGTGTCGCCGGGTTCGGTGCAGGCGTACAGGTCGCCTTGGTGGGCGTAGTCGCGCCACCAGTCGGGGGTGTTGCGCATGCCGTTGGAGGACACGCCCTGGGTGTTGGATGGGGCCATTGGGGAGCCGCCGTGATCAGCCCACACGTGTCCGAGTTCGCGGTTCGGGTTGCCCCACGTGACCGCTTTACGCACATGGGGTTTCATCCATCGCAGGGAGCCGTCTTCGGGTGCGATGTGGTTCATCCACAGCTCCGAGAGGACCCCCGCGCCTTGCGAATAGCCCGCCAGTGCGGTCCCGTGGGTTTCGATGCGTTCGCGCCACCGGTTGGCCTGGTTGTGCGCCTCGGTGATTCCTGCGGTGATGGATCGGCCCATCGGGAACGGTGCGGCGGGGTATCCGATGGGTTGCCACAGGTATTGGTCTTCGACGGCGCGTGCGGTGTCGGCGTCGGGGCCGACCCACCAGGGCACGCCGGTGCCGCACACGGTGAACAGGACTGGCCGGGTGTCGATGACGGGCCGGGATAGATACCCCATGACGTACTTGGTTTCGGCGTTGATAATCCCGGGGATGTAGAGCCCGTCGCGCAGCTGCCCAGCCGTGTTGTACCGGGATTGCATCTCGGCGACGACCGCGGTCATGGCCTCGTCGTAGAACTCGGTGTCGGCCAGCGTCGCGGCGTAGGAGAACTTGCGCCGCATGAACGCTTTGATCTTGCGGATCTCGTCGGATCTGTCCCCTGGTCCGAGGCCGACGTATTGGCCGTCGATGCGCATCAGTGGCCCAACAGTTCTGCTACCGCGTCCACGAGGGTTTTTCCGCCGAGCTGCGGCCAGCCAGTGAGGTTGTATCCGCGCAGTTGCCGCAGAATCTCGACGAGGATTTCGCGGTCGGTCCAGTCGTCCGGGAAGCGTTTCACCTTGGGCGGTTCAGGCTCGGTCTTGCCACCGTTGGCCCAGTGGTTGACCCGTTCGGCGAAGTAGTCCCACGGGAACCAGTCTCCGACGTCGGTGTGAGTGCCCCACTTGAACACGTCGGTCACCCACCGGTGGTCCGAGATGCCAGGTCGCCCATTCGTATACGGCGGTGGCACCACGAGCGGGGTGAAGCCGTACTTCTTCGCGTCCTGCACCGCGAGGTATGCTGCGACGTCGATTGCGTTGGACTGCTTCATCCACTGATCCCGCATCCAGGATGCTCGCGACCCCGCGAAGCACAGGTTGATGCTGATGCTGTTGGCGTTGCCCACAGACCAGGCGGCGCGGTCAGTGTCGACGCAATCGACCACCGTCACACCACCATCGGACGCTTGGGAGATCGTGTAGTGGTACGAGACGCCGTTGCCGTTCTGGAACCACTTCGCCAGGTTCTCGGCGGCAGCGTCCCCGCCGCCGCCTTCTTGGGTGTGGATCAGGAACATGGTGGGCTTGCCGCTGCGGGCGCTGTTGTTGTTCGACCAGATCGGAAACTCGTTGAAGTCGGGGCGTGGTTCGTCGGGCACGGCGGTACCTCCATCGGCGGGCCAGTACTTGTCGAGGTATGGGGTGACGGTGGTGATGCGTGACTTGATTTCGGT